TGAGGAAATACAAAGCCTTGCAGATGCGTCGGATTCTTTAAAAATATTCCAAAACACTTTCACCAAAATTTTTGGTCAACTTGCCTCGTATATAAATCCAGTCATTTTAAGTTTTCAGCAATTCTCAGAAGAAATCACGATGGTTGGTTTTGCAATAAAGGAAGCATTTTCTGGAAATGCAAAGGGAGCCGCTGAGATATTAAAGTCAGCATCTTTATCTCATGTTGCCTCGCTTCAACCTAAGGCAAGAGAAGCAAAACCAGCGCCATCCATATCTATCGATGAGCAAGATTCAACAAAAATAGTGGCGGATGAAAAACGCAAACTAGATAAAAGCCTATATGATGAGGAAATCTACGGCATACAAGAAGAAGCACGCCTGAAAGAAAACAGGGAAAAGACGATTTTTGATCGCATGGTAAGGGATGCGGAGTTTGCCCGTGACGAAAAAAAGCGAGTATTGGAACTGGAAAAAGAAACAGCCATGAGGAACCGCGAGCTGGTCATGCGTGGGATGGAAGCGTCCGGCACCATCTTGGATCGTGCCAGAGCCTCCGCTGAACGGTTGGGCATGGGCGGCCTAGTTCGCCAGATTGATATTCAAAGGCAGCAACAGCAACGGCAGACGGACGTGTCGCTGATTTCCGGGCTAGGTGCAACGCCAGGTGAACGCCGTAGCTTTAGGGACAATGAGAAGATCAATGCTCTTACGCAAACCGAGGGCGATTTGATGAGGCAACAAAACACTGATCTCCTGAACAGCTTTGATACTATGCAGAAAATCGTTTCAAATATCTTAAACAAAATCGACGACAAACTTGGAGTGCCGATTCTGAAATCGGCTTATTGATATGGCCGCTAGTATAGTCAACACGACGCTAAATGCGGGTGGCAAGATCCTCCGCAAGTCGACTAGGTCGACGTCCGTGGACGGATTGGTCACTCTTGTCGAAAACTACACCATTCGCCTTGCGGATATAGCGTCTTTGGAGCCTGACTCTGGGACAACGCACAGCGCTTTTTCTACGGCCACTGCAAAATATACAAGGATGCTAGTGGAAACGACGGCCGTGAACCCGATCGATGGTGATCTTGCGGATCTGAGCGTGACCTACGTTGGTCTGGATACAGCCTCTGGCCTGCCAAAAGCGTATATAACAGCCGTTGGGCAGCCCGGGGTTGGCGTGTTTGGAGCTGATGCAGCAGTCGTAGTTAAGTATATCACGCAGGACTCGCTGTTTGATACGCTAAAAGGTGGAAATATTTCGCTTAATCTTGGGGGCACAAGCCTAACTCTTCCAACCAAAAGGCTTATGCCTAGTGCAATCAATGGAACAACAATGCCTCCGAACCCTAGAGCAAGAGAATATCGCAGAACAAAAAATGTAATAGAAAATCAAGCAATAGCAACAGCACAATATCAATCATATTTAAAGGCAAATCCAGTGGGAATCGGAGGAATAGCTCAACCTCCAATAATTAACTACGCTCCTTCTAATGAGTGGATTTACGCTGGATATGTTCAATCCGCAATCAGTTTTCAGCGAAGGGGATTATTTAATCAGATTGAGGAGCAGTTTACGGAATATTTTAAGGGAACAGATATATTTTATCAGACTGATGGAACTATTAACTTTGCGAATGTAAACTCATTTTCTGATGTAAACTACTCATTCTAGGTTATGGCTGAAAATCCTTCACCGCCAAAACTGCCGGGAAAAAGTCAGCCTTTACGCACAATAAGGACTAGTCCAAATGGTGTCGGCATATCGTCTGACTACATCAATACCATTATTGATCGTATTGAAGATTTAGTTTTAGTCGCACAGAATCAAAAGCCAGTACCGGGGAACAACATTCAGATAAACTTTACGGCTCAAGGTGCGGTTATTAACGCCGTTACACAATGATCCGGCCTCGGTTGTCCAAGGTGGCCAGCGGGACAAGGCTTACAACCGATCTGGTTAATGGCATCATCAATCGCACGGAATATGCCGCCGATCTTTTGCGACAATATAAACTTACGGCTGGAAACGGAATGTATGTCGAGCCGCATTATGATGGCACAAGAGTAAGCTATTTACAACCAGTGGCGGGTGGGGCAACGCCAACGCAACCATTAAATAAAAAATACAAAATAGTTGGGCAAACAAATTCTGCTTCATTCGTTTATGATGGGTCAGCTTTCACGGACATAAGTTATCCGGGAGCACAATCTACACTGGTTGAGGATATTGACGGAAATAATATTGTTGGAAGAGTAACTGTTGGAAACATTACTAAAGGATTTATTTATGATGGATCGACATTTACTGATATAATATATCCGGGATTAACAAACACCCAAGCCTTTGGGGTAAGCGGAGGAAAAGTTTGTGGAGTAGCTTTAGATGTGAATCGTACTCAAAGATTCTTCTCTTGGATATATGATGGAAATAGCTTCAAAGATTTAATTTATCCAGATGGAACAAGCGGGGGTACTTTTGCATACGGTATTAGTGGAGAAAAAGTTGTTGGTTATCATAATGTTGGAAGTGGGTCAATCGGCTGGATTTATGATGGCTCATCTTTTTCTCAATTTAAATATGGAAATGATAATAACACTGTTTTGAGGGGGATTGATGGCTTAAGTGTAGTTGGCGACTCGAGTTCAGGTGTTTGGCTATATGATGGATCAAACTTTACTTTATTAAATATGGATAGGGCTTTTGATATACAAGGTTCTTATATAGTTGGAAATAGACTTGATAATCCTCCTTCATATACAGGCGTGTTTTTTGATGGAACAACATATACAACAATAAATTATCCGAATGCGACTAGCACACAGCTTATGGGCGTTACAATAAATTGACACTTGCTCAACTTAAATGGCCTCTACGCTAGACCTATACATCGACACATCCTCCGGCCAGTTAATCGATGGCGGGAGCGTAATTGGCGGGGCGTTGCCTACGCTTACCAGAAACGATGCTTATACGCTCCGCTTGCGATTGCTTGAGAAAAAGGCAAACGGATCGCTGGATGATATTGATTTTACTGGGGCAAGCCTAAAGGCTGGAATTGGAAATATCGAAGAAACACCATCGGCCGGATCGTTTAAGCTTGCGATCAACGGGACGACTTCCTCCGCGATCGCATATAACGCGACAGCAATTTCTGTCTATAATGCTATCTCAAACAACGTTTCAACGGTGGCACTTTATGGGCAAGGATCCTACGGCGCGTATTTGCTTACAGCCACCCAGCCTAATACAGCCATGTCGTTCAGCCCAGATGCATTTACGCTTTTCCCAAGCAGCTCAGTGCTGATCAGCACTCGCCGCAATCCGGCAGCCAGCGTTGCAGCTCAGCAAGTAGTTAAGCTGGTTCGCAATCCAATCGTATATGCGGACACATTTACGGTCACTCCGACCGCCAGTGAAATTTCTTTAACAAAATTGCAGGACGGATCATCCACGCAAAACGAAACTTATGAGCTTTCTGTGGGGCCGTTGGCTCGCAGTGGATCCTTTGCTTTGGTTTGGGGAGGAAATGCAACAACAGCCATTCCGCTCTTTCAGTCGGCTGTATCGGTACAAGCCGCTATCTCTGCCGGAATTACCACGGTTACTTCTAACATTAGTGTACAAGAGAATGGCAAGGGTGGATATATTATTGGATTTACCGGCCGCCTCGGATTAACAAACATCACGACTGCCCTTACCCTAGACGCCAGCGGGATTCAGTTCATTCCAATGCGTCAAACCACACTCACCATCAACACCGCAGAGGTGGAGGATGCGTTTGCGGACACTACTGAAAACACAATTACGCCAACTCTTGAAATTGAGCTTACTCAGGGCGGAACACCCAAAACGATTTTTCAAGGTACAGCTACCATACGGAAGGATTTGATCACGGCCGGTAGCACGGTGCCAGGAGCTCGCGATTCGTATTATACAAAGTCTGAGGCAAACGCTCTTTTTGTTGAGGATTCAAGCACTAATGTTGATGCAACAAATAGGCAATTATATGATACTTCTGGTGGAGCCTCCATAGATTATTTAAATAGAAACTTAATAAGCAATTCTGGATTTGATACAATATTGAACTGGAATACCGGGCTTGCGGTGCAAAATATTCCAGTTGGTTTTTATGGGACTACGCCAACTGCACAACCATCAAACATCAATGCTGTTTCTGGCCTAATCAACCTAGGATTGATTGCTTCTGGTACAACTTATGGCGTGTTGCCGCAATCGACTGAAACACTGACAGTAACGACTTCACTTAATTTTGGAACGGTCGCAAATAACTCATCCAACTCAATTACAGTTTCTATCAGTGGTGCTGCCGTAAACGATGTTGTTATGCTTGGAGTGCCATCAGCCGTCTCGGAAGGTTTAACGTTTTTTGGCCACGTAGTTACAGCCGGGCAAGTGCACGTAGATGCAGTCAATGCAACTGGTTCAGGCAAAACCCAGTCGGCCGCAACGTTCCGCATCACCGTCATCGGCTACTAGCTTTTGACAAACGTTTAATCCTATATGGCATACGATTTACAAATTAATCAGGATACTTCGCTTAGTGTGGGTGAGTATGGCGGGAAAGTTGCAACTACAACGGCCACCGTCACTGGCAATTTCCAAGCAATTCAATTCATCTCCGACGGGCAGTTTACGTCAGTTAGCCAAACAGCTCTTACTGGCGACGCCTTGACCGGCATCACATTCCCAGCCGGGTTCGTTGTGTTTGCGGCCGTGACTGCGTTCGCACTTTCTACCGGCAAGGTCATCGCTTACACGCGGGGATATTAACCAATGAGGCTCGGCCTTGGCCTAAGGCTTCGTTCGGTCTTAAAGTCGGTGGGCGGTGCTGCTCCTAGCGGAATTCCTGTTGCGAGCACAACATACGTATCAATCGCAATTCCAAGCTATGAGTCAAATAGCGGAGTATTTACAAAGAAAATACCGCAACAAGAACTTATAAATTATGGTGGCGTAAGTCTGTATAGCAACATTGCTGGAACTTGTTATGTGCTTGGAGGATCCTATGGCGGGTCAATTCTATTTAGTCCTAACGCTGAAGCATGGAATGATGTAAACGATGGTTCAGCACAATTAGGAACACCATTTGGAGCGTGGAAAATTGGTCAAATTGATTACGACTACGAAAACGATGTATGGTTTTTTACGGAGAGAGCGACAAACCCATCAACTAATGAAAACTATATCCCAAACGCGGGATGGTCTCCATCTGGTACTTCTGTAAGTAAATTTTCATATAGTTACGCATCAAGGATTATAATTACAGGCTCAAGCTCGCCAAACTTTAATGGAACATATAATGCTTCTTCGGTTCCCGGTTATGGAAATGAATATGAAAACAGAGTAGATACTTATGGTTTTAATGGCCCATCTGGAAATAGTCTAAACTGGAACGCTGGCGAACCAAGATTCGAGTTGTTTACCAACGCAGGCGGGAATACTGGCGGTTTTGGATCGGGTGATGGAATAAACTGGTGGCCAATCGAGACATACATATACGAAATTGCTGTTTCTGGTTTTACAAGTCCAGAGGAAGCAAATGGAACCTATTTGTTGGATGGAATAGGTTCAGGGCTATGGGTGAATCAAAACTCATTTATTATTCAATCAGGAGAATTATATTCAGATGCGGCAGAATTAATTGCAACAAACGACAATAATTACGATGGCTCATGGACTTTAGTAAGCGGATCAGGATTTCCAACAAGTTCGGCTTTTTATGTTCCAAGTGGATCAATTAGTGGAAGTGTTACGACAACAACAATCTGAAACAAATTGCAAAATGAAAAATAGCGCAATCAAAAAAATATCAAAAAAGCAAAAATGTGAATTTGTTGCCGTAATCTTTTGCGTTTTTTTGTCTTCTTGCTCTCCTAAACAGGACAACAATGTTTTACCACGCTATAGCGACATGAGCGCAGCCGAGGATGCAGGGAAGGCCAAGTGAATGGACTGCTTCGACTCAGCCGAATGGCGTGAGCTTCAAAGCCAGCTCCGTTACCTAGAAGCCGAAGGATTTATCGAACGCTGGATCGATAAGGACGGGGTGGAATGGGTGCGGATTGCGGAAGGCGCTGAAAAAGTATGAGCACTGACCAAGTGGCAGAGCTTGCGGAACGATTGAGCCTTGTCCGTGAGAGCATCGCCAGAATCGAAACCCGCCAAGGGGTTATTATGGATATGCTAGAACGCTCACAAGCCAGCCTAGGCGAGTATCACGGCCGTCTCACGCAGATGGAACGGGATGCCCACACGATCAAAACCCGCCTGTGGTTAGTCGCGTTGGTAGCCGGGGCAGTTTGCTCTATGGCGTGGGAACTAATTAAACGTCGGATCGGCCTTTGACATAGCGCAAGGGGCATGGAAACACTCATCCCCGCACTATTGAAGATTGATTGGCTCGGCGCTCTTGGCGCAGTTACGGCACTGCTTGGAGCGATTGCTGCCGTGGCCGCGTTTATCCCTGGCGAGGAGCCTGAACGGACGCTCGGACGCATAATTGAGTTTTTGTCACGATTTTCCAGAAAGTAGTCGGCCATGATCGCCGGCATCTTAACGGCGCTGGGCGGGTTGTTCGGAATCGTTTTGTGGATCCTGAAACGCAAATCGCCACTCCAACGAAACTTCGAGGCGATTGAGTTAGAACGCCGCAAAAGACAAAGGGACATCAATGCCTGGTGGACGCATCGGCCTCCTACTGATTCTTAGCCTGGCGTTGGCAAGTTGTGCCACGACATCGCAAACGCAGGACGGCCCGCCGCCCAGCCAGGACAGCATCAGCTATTTCATCTATGCATGGGACAAAGCGGAACGAACAAACAAACCCTGCCCGCAGGCTTATCGAGATTTGTATGCACAGGCGCTCAAGGCGTTATCTGACAGCTTGGCAGAAACTGAAAGAGAGCGAGCGAGGAATCAGTGACCAGCCTCAATGAGGCAAGCGCCCGCACCTTGCGGGCCATCGATACGCTAGACGAAAAGTTCCAAAAGCGGGTGAGGGGATGGCTAAACGAAATGGTGGCCAGCAGGATCACCCCGCTGATCTATTGTGGAAGGCGAACCATGGAGGAGCAGGCTGCGCTGTTTGCTAAAGGCAGGACGAGTGGCGGCCGGATCGTGACCAAGGCCAAGCCGGGGCAATCGTATCACAACTACGGGCTGGCGTTTGATTGGGTGCCGATTAAACCAGCTCCAAAAAATGCGGATCTATACGCAGCCGATTGGGACGACGAAACCGCTTTCCGCCTTGGCGAGCACGTTGGGCTGACGTTTGAGCTGGCCGCAATCTCTTGGGAAACTGGGCATCTGCAAGCGGCTGAATATGCCACCTGGCGTGACATTCCCCGCGATGGTGTGGAACAAAAACCCCAACCCGTAGAGGTCAAAGGATTTGCGGTGAAGAAGAGAAACCTAGTCAGCGGTAGGCCGTGGAGTTCGCGATGATGAGTCCAGAGCATGAAAAGCATCTGCAAGGGATCTTGAGCGATCTTGTCCGTGACGTATCAGCTAAGTACCGCAAGGGACAGGACGAGCACGGCGGAGCGTTGTGGCGCAGGCCCGTGTGGAAGGATGCGTGGGACGAGATTCTGGATCTATGCACCTACGTCCACACATTGAAAATGCAGCTTTCCGTCATTGGCGATCTTGCTTTGCGTGGTGCGTCTGACGACACAGTTGCGGCCGCTCAATCGCGGGAGAGCTGTCGTCAGATCCTCGCCGTGTTGGAAGGCTTTCCGTCTGCTCAGGATAAACAATGAAAGTAATCCGCAAATGGAAGCGGTGGCTGGCCGTATCATGCAGCCACGGACATCTTGCGAACGCAGAGGCTTGCAAAGCTGCGCTGGAAATGAAGCGGAGGTGGATCCGCCCTGGGGATACGACTCTGCACCTTGGCGACTTCGTGGATCTGTCGTGCCTGATGGGCAACGCCCGCCGGGATCCAGACAGCCCGGAACGTGGGAACAGCATCAGAGAGGACTTTGATGCTGGCCTTAATTTCGTTCGAGAACTGGCTCCACAGTTTATTTTCGAGGGTAACCATGAACACCGCCTTACGGCTCTACAACGCTCGCCATCGGCCATTGTGGCTCACTGCTGTACCTCTGCGCTGTCGGAAATCCACAACCTAGCGAAAGATTTGCGGGCAAAGTTCATCCCATACGACATCGAGACAGGCTGGCATGACCTGGGCGGGACAGCGTTCGGGCATGGTTTCATGCACTCGGAGGCAGCCGTCAGAGACCACGTAGAAATGCTCCGCCGGCCTGTAGTCATGGGGCATCTTCACCGCATTGATCGAGCCGCTGGCCGTTGCATCGGTGCGCCCGTGGGATGGTCGATCGGGTGCCTAGCGGATATAACCTCTATGGGATACGCCAGACGGATGCGGTCTGTGACACGCTGGTCGCACGGGATCGCCTATGGTGAGTATCTGGATGGCGGTGACGGATGCACGGTGAACGTGGTTAGCTCGGTAGGAGGAACATGGCGACTGCCAGTTTAGAAAAAGACTGGGCAGAGGTGCTCAATGAGCACATGAAAACCCGTCGTGTTGAGGAAGTTCCGCCAGGGTGGATGTCTGCCATGCAAATAGCAAAAATGTGGAACTTCTCCAAGAGTCATGCCAATCGTGTGCTGACTGAATTGGTGAAATTGAAAAAGGCTGAAAGACGTACATTCGCTGTTCCTAAAGTTTCTAAGACTATCGGCGCACGCGGACCGCGTGGCCAATACTGCCGCAAAGTGCCGTACTACAAGCTCATTAAATAACTAACCAGCAGATTCGTTTTCTGAAGTTTTTAGAGCCTTAGAAAGCAACGCGTTCGTTTTCTTTATTTCCACAACAGCTTGAGACAGCTTGGCAGATTGCCCGTCAAGCAAAGCGAGACTGCTCTCCATGCGCCGAACAGATTGCATGATTTTATATGTACGCGATGAAATCATAATAACTGCAAATGGCAAAAGAAACAAAGCAAACGCGGCGACGATTGCGATGAAAAGGGAAGTACCGGCTAGAGCTTGCATCTTATTTATTCCTATTTGATTTCGTAAAAATGGCAAGACTGCCCTTAATGCGCCCCTCCGCGATTGCGCATTCCCGCAAGATTAGTTGAGTAACATATCCTGAAAGGGATAGGCCACCCTTATTAGCCAAATCAAATGCCTTTTTCTTGATGTCTGCTGGAAGGTAAATGTTTGTTCTCTGCTTTTCCATTGGCGCATCATATGCGCTATTTATGCGCAAAGCAAGAATAAACAAAATAAAGAGAGAATCTTATTGACGCATTACATTATGCGCACAACGTGCGCCTATGCCCCGCGCCAACGAAAACGAGCAGACAAACCTCTATCTGCCATTGGACGTGAAGAAAGCGGGATTTAAATTGGCAGACGATCGACGCCTTTCATTTTCACAACTGGTAACCCAACTCATCGAGGCGCAACTCGAAAACGAGGCAAAACAATAGTATTTTATGAGCTTGGGGCGTCTCAACGATACTGCCATGAAACTCCGTCAGGAGAACCAAGCTCTTTCACTTCGCCAGCTAGGCGCTGCTTACGGGTTCGGTTATGTCCGTATCAAGCAAATGCAGGCGTTGCCTGGATTCCCACTGATCGCGGGAAAGGTAATTCCGTCTGACTTTGATCGATGGAGGCTGATGCAGACTGGCCTAAATTCACAGCATCGCGGAGATCGTCTACGCAGTGCCGCTGGTACAGCTCATGCACTAAAGTCGAAGAATGGTTTACCAACCTCATGGCGACAGATTGGCTGCAACCTGAGAGCCGCAATCGAGTCACACGAGTCACGCGAAGGGAATGAAAACAATGTTTTTTGAGGCCGCAAATATCCAGCAGCCTACGCCAGCAAAGCGAGGCTCGCGTGCGGGGGACTTCGCAAGTGATCTCGCGGCCCTCGGCCTTCATTCTGGCCAGCATGGGTTCGATGGCGGCCGGGATGGGGATGCTGAACGATTTGCCGGATCCCCCCTTGGGGGTAGGGAAGGTCATCACACGGTTTTTCAAGTCCACGCAGTCGAGCGGGATCTGCGTCTCTCGCAACCGGCATCCGGTGGCAAGGGCGATCTCAAAGCTGATTCGCATCCATTCGGGCACACCTTCGACTGCCAAGGCTTTCCGGGTGATTTTAATCTCATTATCCGAAAAGACAGGTTTGATGCGGTTTATCGGTCCCCGCTTAATTCGGTAATCGAGCAAAGCAACCGAGTCCATTTTCCCGAGCAGTCGGCCCTGGCGGTGAATCCATTTAAGAATCTTCAAATCTTGGCAGGCTTGGTTCCGTCCAGCCTTACCGCCGGACGTGCGGGGAAGGCTTTGGCGCCATTTCAAATAAATTTCACAGTCGGATGGAGAAAACGCTTGCAGGGTTATTTTTTTTTCGATAATAAAACGCGCAAGATGACGCCAGCAATTTCTGTAATACACTTTTGTCAGAGGGGAAACTGGATGATTCTCGATCAAATCATCAACCCAGTCGTGGCCGTTATCCGTTCGCTTTTCGTTCACTCCAATTCGAGCGGCCTCGGCCGTTGCCTTGGCGCGATGCAGCGTGTTGTCGATTCGGTAGCGGGTGCTTTTAGTGCGCCACTTGCCGGATGGATCTTTGAAGCGAATGTAGAACCACGGATTTCCTTTTTTAATGTAGGAATACGCCATAGTTACAAGGGTAACATTTACTCAGTTTAACGCAATAATATACAATGAACTTGCCAAGCATAATAAATCAAAACGAAAGAGGAAATAGATCCGTGGGTTCAAATCCCACCCCGTCCGATGCTTATGGTTGCAACGACTTACGCCGATATAGTAACACGGCAGTAACAACTGAGTCTCCGAAGAAGCACTACCAACAAAATTTACTTTTAATTCGCGGCGGGTACGAACCTGAGCCTGCCTACCACCCAAACCCGTCCGTCGCACGGATGTGGAGCGCCCAGTAATGATTGCTTGGGAAGTGATGAGAGATTTGGGACAACTCTCTCTGCTTATACTTGGCTGGGTTTTTTACATTGGTTTTGCAATTAACGGCCTAGCGCTGGCCATGTGCGTGTTGCTGTGGGTTTGGGATTTTATCCGTAAGGAGTTTCTCTGATGTTCGCCGAGGTGCCCCCGCACCGAAGCGGCCTGCCGGAGTCGTTCAATCCGACGGCCGGTAGCGTGCGTGATTTGGAAGCTGAAGGCGTCATTCAGCATCTCAATCCGTCCAAGTCTGTCGGCATGGCCGAGTGGTCGACAGCAACAGCGATGATCGATTTGCAGTGTCGCATGAAACGCCTTGAGAGTGACGTGGCACGATTGAACGAAGTCGTGGCCGCACTTATGGCCAAGCAGGGGCAAACGAAATGAGCGCACTATCAGCAAAGTTTGAGCTGCTGTGGAAAGCAGCCAACGGCCCGGAGCTGGTCGCCGAGCACACGTTCCACCCTACACGCAAATGGCGTTTCGACTTTGCCTGCAAATCCGCCCGCTGTGCCGTGGAGCTGGATGGCGGTGCGTTCCTGCCGTTCGGTGGCCGTCACGGCCGTGGGATGGGGATGGTCAAGGATTGCGAGAAGTACCGAGCAGCAGCCGACCTGGGCTGGCGGATTTGGAGATTCACAACGAAGTGCCTGACTGTCGAAGCAGTGGCGATGACCGCCCAATCGTTCCGCATGGCGATCAAGGAGAGAAAAAAATGAGCGAATCAACCAACGAAAATTCAAACCCGACTCCGTTTAACAACGACAAGCCGGATTACGAATACGACGTCTATGAACGTGAGAAGGCTGACTCGGAATACGAGTTTCAGCGCTTTTCTGATTACTACGGGAACAACAGGCGAGGCTGATCATGACCGACCTGACCAAGTTTCGTCTGATTGAAAACATCGAGGTGATGGCCTGTCGCAATTCCGCCGAGCGGGTTGTGAAGGCGCTGAACCGCGGGGAGATCGATCAGGCAAAACAACTGGCCAGAAAGCATGAGATCGCCTGGCACATGACCGACCGCGAGTTCCAAGACCTTAAACCAACGCACACCAACAACGATTTTTGCGACGACGAATAGTCCAAGCAAAACCAAGAAACCAAAACCAAGAAAGGAATAGCAAATGCCAATAGTAGCAAGCAGAGGGGGCACCTATACGCCAGCTCCCGAAGGTTCGCACGACGCAGTTTTCTGCGACGTGGAGGATCTAGGCGTCGTAGAAACCATGTACGGGAAAAAGCACCAGATTCGTTTGGTGTGGCAGTTGGCCGAAAAGATGGAGGACGGGCGGCCGTTCACTATCGGTCGGCGTTACGGACTGAGCCTGCATGAAAAGGCGGCTCTTTTCAAAGACTTGAAGTCTTATGCCAAGAAGGCGCCACCGCAGAATCTGGATCTGGAGACGCTTATTGGTAAGCCGTGCCAGATCCTAGTAACTCACGTCGAGCGTGACGGATCCACCTACGCGAATGTGCAGGCCGTACTGCCTGCCGGAGCTAAAAAGGTGACGGTCGACAAGGCGTTTGTTCGGAAAATCAACCGCAACGGAGCCTCAACTACAACCGCAACCGAACTGGATCACGACGGAAATCCCGTCCCGTTCTAATCACTTGGCCGGGGTGGGCAATTCCCACTCCGGCCAGAAAGACCCCCATGGAAATCCTGTCTGTTGTCGTTCAAATTATGTTCCCGATGTGTGCTGTGGCCTTGGCCGTTCAGCTCATGCCAGTCATCGGAAGGTGGAACTGATGGCTCCGATCATCGCTACCGCAAAGGCAGAGTCGTCGCACTATTATCTGCGAAGCGGAGATTCGTGCCACGGTGATCTGCGATCCGCCCGAAAGGTGGGTGCGTATCCATCCGTGACCACCATCCTGGGAGCGGCTGGCCCCAGTAAGCAAGGGCTGATGAATTGGAAAGAGGAACAGGCAATTCTATCCGCCCTGTCGCTACCACGGAACGAAGGCGAAGCCGACAGCGACTTTGCCAAGCGTGTGGTATTGGACAGCCGCAAGGAGGTGGAGGTCGCTGCTGCCCGCGGGACTCACATTCATTCCTTGGCTGAAATCATAATCAACCGCGAGGATCCGGGCGACTTAATCAAAGGCTACGAGGAACACTATGCCGGGCTGAAAGAGTGGCGGGAATGTTGTGTCACAAAAGTGCACGTGAATGAGGCCGTGCTTGTGAACGAGGCCGAAGGCTACGCAGGGCGAGTGGACTTGATTTGCGATATTCACGGCGAGATTGAGGTGGTCGATTTTAAAACGCGCAAATTTAAGACAGATGCAAAAGGCGTCTCGAAAGCAACCGGCTACGAAACCGATCTGCTCCAACTTTCCGCTTACGCATACGCGTTTACGGACGAGGGCATGGCATGCCGGAACATTCTGATCGATCCAGTCACCGGCCAACTACAGGACATCAAATACACAGCCGAGCAGGTTGCTCAGGCGTTTGATGCGTTCACGTCCATCTGCAAGGTGTGGCGCTGGTTGAAGAAGTACGACCCGCGGGAGGTGCGCTGTGATTGAAATCCTACCTGAACAATCCGCGCACGAGCAGTTACTGAACCGCGTGCGATCGCTGGCCCGTGAGCTGGCAGAGGCGAAGGCTGCGCTGGCGGCTGCTGAAGGACGCGAAAACGATCTGATTGATCGGATAAGGGCAGGGCTATGAGAGCCCTTTGCAACGTAGTCCTGACGTTTCTGGCGTTCTTTGGGTTCCCGGCCACTCAGGCGTCGAACGTGATGATCGACATGCGGCCGGACGCAAAAAAGATCGACGTGAAAAAGATAAAAGTTCGCATCACTGGCTACTGGCCCGGAGAAGATGAGTGGAGCAGCCGCTATCAGTCGAGCACTGGCACCAAGTTGCGTGCTGGTCGTCACTGCGCCGTCGATCCAGACATCATTCCGCTGTGGTCAAAGATTCGCGTGATGGGCGGTAAGCGTGAGTGGGTGGCCGTGGATACTGGCACTGCCGTGAAGAGCAAGAAGGCGAGCGGTGGAAAGTTGCCGGTGATCGACGTGTTTGCCGCTAGTGAAAAGCAATTCAACGCGATGAGGCTACCGAAGGTGGCGATGGTGGAGATCAGCAAGTGAGCACAAAGGCCGCCACGTTCGCATCCAAAAGCCAGCGTGCGATGGGCCTTGGAGATACCCGGCCGACGTTTCGCCGCTTGGGCGTTATCGCTGGCAAGTTGCGCCGAGATCTGACACTGCCTAGCTGTGCCCGATTGGGCGTTGAGCTCGAATGTAGCTACAAAACTATACAGCGGGACATCGATCTGCTGCGCGACTTTTTTGGCTATCCACTGGAATACGACGCCAGCAAATACCACTACAAACTGGCGGGGCCGCTGCCTAAGGCAGTGCTGTGAGATTGCAGGATCTTCTAAGCATGTTCTCCGCCCGCGTCATCGGTACCTACACGCCAGAGCAATACGCCGACTGCGTGCGAGAGGCCCGTGCCAATCGTCACAGGTGGGGAATGGGGCAGTGGTGAGCGTAAAGCGTTTAACTTGGCACCTCGAAATCCTTGAGCGTGCGAAAAAGAATCTGCTCAAAGAGCAGTATCAGGCCGTGCGTACACGGTTGGATCTGGCGATCACGATCTGTAAGGAGATGCTGAAGCGAGCCGAGGAGCACAAAGCGAAGGCGATGGAGGCGAAAGGCAAATGAAGGATTTGGGCAAAATTACTTTTGGAAAAGCACGGCCTGCGCCAAAGCAAGTTCTAGTCGACGTAAGCTATGACGCCAAAACAGCGAAGGCGTTGCACGCATTTGGGCTGAGGCAGCTAAAGAAAGATGAAGAGGCAGTGATTCAGTACGTAATTGAGAAGGCGTTGGTGGGGTTTTCCAAAAAATGATCGCACTTCCACCAGCTACGGAAGCGATTTACCACAACGGGGCGCCGGAAGGGCATAGGAACACGGAGCTATTTAAGATGGCGCTGCAATTCCGTGACCAAGGCTTGTCGCAGTTCGACGCCGAAACGGAGGCCGAAATCTGGGGCGCTAAGTTTGGTCTGACGCAGAAAGAGGCAGTGGCCGCCGTGAAATCAGCTTACACGAAGCCAGCCAGGGAAGCGTGGAGGCCAAAAGCGAAGTACGGTTATCAGAATGGGGCAATCGTGCGTGAGGATCTGCCAGTGCCGCCCATGCCTATCAGCGTGGAGAGCGGGCCGGTCGATAAGTTTCTGACTACCTGTTTCGACGTAGGCGATCAGATCAATATCTGCCGATCGATTAAGGACGGCGACCGGGAGCGGCCGGACGGTAGCGGTGAAACGAGAAGCCGTGAGGAGTGGCTAGAAATCTTTAAGGGCGACGGGCTAAAGGAGTGGCAGGGATCGGCAGTCGGCGTGTATGTGTCGATCAACGCAAACAATGGAAACGGACGAGCCGCAGAGCACGTCACGAAATACCGGCACTGCCTAATCGAATTTGATGAAAGCACGTTGCAGGAACAGTGGGCGATAATTAAGCGCAGCGGCCTGCCTACCTCCGCCATCATTAAAAGCGGTTCACGTAGCCTGCATGCTTTTGTTGATGTGAGGGCAGCTAACGCCAAGGAGTTTGCCGAGCGTGTGGCGTTTATTTACAAGCACCTAGAACACACCAAGCTAGATCCTGCCAACAAGGACGCCGGGCGGTTGTCCAGGTTGCCAGGTGCTATGCGTACGGCCACCGGCCAGCAGCAAGAATTGGTCGAGTGTGGCGCTCCGACGCTGACTTACATCGAGTGGCAAGAGCGCACGATCTACGGTGATATCCCAGAGCCGTATAAGTGGGAGGACTTGGTCAATTTCAAGGAGGACGCAGATCCGACGCAACTGCTAGGCAAACGCTGGATTTGCCGTGGCGGATCCGCCTTGTGGGTTGGAAGTAGCGGGCTTGGTAAGAGCGTGCTGTGCTTACAGGCAGCTATCACCTGGGCTTGTGGCCGTGATCTCTTTGGCATATCCCCACACGGCAAGCCGTTGAAATCGCTGATTGTGCAGGCCGAGAACGATGAAGGCGACGTGGCAGAGGCGTTGCAGGGCATATTAAAGGCGTTGAACCTTACTGACGATGAGCTTGCGCTTGTTAAGCAAAACATCGTGATCGTGCGTGACTGCACATCGACAGGGGAGCGGTTTGTGGATCGGATGCGTCGCCTTGTCGAAAAGCATAAGCCGCATCTGGCTTGGGTGGATCCTTTGCTGGCGTTTATCGGTGGCGACTTATCCAGCCAAGAGACGGCCGGTGGCTTTCTACGCAACATGCTGAACCCGCTGGCGTTGTCGGCTGGGTTTGCATGGATGCTTATGCACCACACGCCTAAGCCAACACGGGACGGCAGCGGTTACCAAGGGCACGACAAGGCTTACAGCGGGTTTGGATCGAGCGAACTAACAAATTGGGCGCGGGCCGTGTTAATGCTGTCGCCTTGTGGCCAGGATGAGCAAGGAACGTACACCTACAAACTAGAGGTGACCAAACGCGGGAAGCGGTCTGGGCTACGTCCTGGCGTTACTGCGAGCGATTTGATTGCCAGCAAGACGCAGCCGCTAGTCCACCTTAAGCATGCCGATAAGGGCATGGCGTGGATTGAAGCCGGAGCGCCTGAGAAGTCAGTAGGTCGTCGTGCATCCACGATCGATTGGGGCAAGTTACCCGAAGGGGCTAAATACAGCCAAGTGGTTGCATTCGTACAACAGGCCACCGGGCTACAGGAACGGCAGGCAAAGGCACGCATAAAGCAGGCAAAAGAGGACGGTCTGATCGAAGAAGCCAGCGATGGTTTATTCAGTAAAAAGGTGACAAATGAGCCATTCTAAAGTTAGTGCAATAACCCTTATTGCACTAGTGCAGTATTGGGGAGCATGTAGGTGCAGTAATAAAGGGCCTATAGGCCCTATTATTGCACTAATGCAGACGGCCATTTCCATTACTGCACCAAGCACTGCATCAGCGGGGTTAATTTAATATGATAGATCAGGAAGCAATCGAACGAATCCCGGCCAACATTCCGCACCCAGCGTTGATGATGGATAGTTTGCAGGATTTGGTCTTTGAGTCATGCGATGCGCTCAAGATCACCGTCACCACGTCATCGGTTGCGACTATCACAAAAGTGATAGAGCACTTGATGGATAAGTCTGCCGATCACCCGGCTATGGCCAACCGAACGGACACGCTAGGGCATGCAGTACTAAACATATCGCTGAATCGGTCGCCTGAATCTATGACGGCCGTGGCTAAGCGGTACGGCATCACTAAGCAAGCGATCAGCAAGAAAGTCACAGAAGTCTATGACCGGCTGGGCATACGGGCACGATCGCAAAAGAGCGAGAAGGCACGTGAGTCTTACCGCAAACGAGCATACCGCGTCCACGCCAAGCGGCGGCGTGAAGCGCCTAAATTTAATATGGCCGCTTTACAGAAAGGCATTAAGAAATGAAACTAACCCCAGTAATTAACAAACTAAACGTAACACGCGACAAGGCGTTAGAGCTGATTGGCAAGACGATTGGCTTGGCAGCGGAAGCTGGCGAGATCATTCAGCAGGCTCGCACCAACGGCGATAACATTGTCGATCTATGCAAAGAGGCAGGGATCACAGAGGAAGTTGGCAAGCGGTATGAGAAAGTCGCCGCAGCGCAGCAGAAGCTAACGAATGGCGAAGCCGATCCCAGTCTGATGCGTCAAACGTATTTACGTATCGGCATCATGCCCGATCCAATCACAGTCAGCGAGCCAAGCGAACCCAAACACTTCTTGTTTCCTATTATGAAAGCAAGGCAGTGGCTTGCGTCGAGAGGATTGAAGTTTATCAGCCAAGACAAAGAACTGCGAAAGCAGTTTCTTGCTGAAGCCGAGCCGATTGTTAATGCTTATAAAGAAATGACCCAATGATTCAAACAGCGATCAGCTATCAACAGCATTTGTTTGCCGAGCCTGAGACGACGACAACGTCTGGAATTGATTGCTTAACTACTAGCAGAAATTCTTTAGTTGGTTCGATAGGCGAGACTTATTTTGATCTGTGGTGTTTGTCTCGAGACATAAGCGTTTTTATGCCAATCGCTCAAAACTCTAGAATTGATAGAATTATTTGGTGGAAAGATAAATTTTTAAGAATACATATCAAAACAGCTAATCCTAGCGATCGTGGCCACATATTTACTTTATGGAGCACAAATGCCTGGCGTGTTCGGAACAATATGGATAATTGCAAAACCCAATCATCAGAAGCGGATTATTTTGTTTGTTTGGGAATCTATGAAAAAAACATACCCGAGATGATGTGGTGGCTACCTTATGATATATATAAGGATAAGCAAACAGTGTGCCTAGATTCTGGCATGTCCAGCCTACTGGTAGGGCCAACCTAGCCATGAAACTTTCTCATAAGGAAGCTATCATAAATGGTTTAAAGGCCGCGATGGCAAAGACATTCGGTAATTACTTGAGTTTTTTGCAAAAACATTGAATGACGTTATGGGACGACGACCAAACACCGCAATTCTTGCTCAAGCCGCCGCTACTGGCGTCGGTTTGCGACAGGCTCGGCGCCAGCTTGAGAAGGGGCAGGCGGTTGCGCCAGCAAAACCTATGAAGCCGATCGCTGGGATAGGATTAGACGGCGAGATTGATCGACTTGAATCACTGGCCGCTACCCTGGGCGAAGCTGCCAAGGAGGCGAGCGGGCCGGAGCGGTCGTCACTGATAGGCGATTACACCCGCGTCGTGGAGGCACTGCGCAAAATGAAGGGCGACCGGCCCGACATTAACGAGGCGGAGGGCAAGATGGTTCCGATCGACGAGGCCGACAAGATACTGGCACGTCGAACTAACGCACTAATCCCTCTACTGCTTGGCATGCCTAAACGACTAGCTCCTATCTGCGCCCACCGACCAGCCGCCGAGATCCAGAAAGAGGTGGAGAACGAGGTAGGCCAAGTCATGCGACAAGTGCAGGCCGCGCTGTGAAGGCGGCTGAACAGCTACTCAAACGCGAGCGTGACCGCTGGAACTTTGAGCCACCGCCGTCAGTAATCGAGTGGGCCGAAAAGTACATTGAGCTGGATAGCAGGATCACAGCTCGCCCAGGTCTTTACTCAACCAAGTACACGCCTTACGTGGCGGGCGTATTAGAAGCGTTGGCCGATCCGGGCGTCCATACGATTAGCCTTTGCTGGGGCAGTCAGACAGGCAAGACGCTCACCCTAGCAATATGGCTGGCGTACAGAATTGCAAACGATCCTGCGCCAGCCTTGCTAGTTATGCCAAACGCGGATCTGGCTAGGTCATACAGCGAAACGCGACTGACTCCGATCTTTGAGAAGTGCAAGCCGGTGCGGGCACTGTTCCCATACGACAGCGACGATTTTAAAATCCTAGAGATGCAGTTTACCAGCATGACTCTCAGCTTAGTTGGATCAAATAGCCCAGCAAACATCAGCTCACGCCCGATCTGCATCGCTGTATTGGACGAGCTGGACAAGTTTGCGCCACCGACCGAACGCGAAGCGGCCGCCTACAATCTGGCGCTAGAACGCACAAAGGCTTTTCCAAATCGCAAGCACGTACTCACTAGCACGCCCACGTTAAGCACGGGCGATATATGGCAGAACTATCAGGCAGGAACGCAAGAGACTTTCCGTGTGCCTTGCCACGCTTGCGGTGAATTTCAAGCGATGGAGTTTGGGCAAGTGCGTTGGGCAGACAGCGCACGCAATCCAGACGGCAAATGGGACTTGCAGAAAGTGGGAGAGACGGCGGCATATCATTGTGTTAAGTGCAACGAGCCATGGAATGAAGGCCATCGACGCACGGCCGTTGAGCAGGGTAGGTGGGTGGCAGCAAATCCAAACGCAGAACGCGGAAGGCGCAGCATGCGACTGCCTAGTTGGTACTCGCCGACCGTCACCTTTGCGGATTGCGCCAAGCAATTTCTAACTCAGAAACATTATCTGCACGGATTGCAGGGATTCGTAAACGGATGGAGCGCAATGCCGTGGGAAGATCAGTTTGATGACGATAAAACCGTCGATATACCCGCTGGCGCATTTGCAAAAAAGCAGAACTGGGAAACGGAACATATTAAACTTGCGGCCATAGACAGACAGATCGACGAGTATTGGTTTGTTGTGAGGGCGTTTGCTAGGGATGGATCAAGCAGGCTGATTGATGAAGGGCGGGCAAGAACGATTGAGGACGTGGCGCAACACCTACATGAACTAGGCGTGCAACCACAGCATACCGCGCTGGATACGGGTTATGAGACGCAAGACTCGTACAGAATCTGCGCCCGCTATAAATGGAAAGCGCTGAAAGGCGAAGAGCGTCCAAACTACTGGATCGAAACGCCACGCGGTCGGATGAAATCAGTTCATTCGGCTGAACAGCCCACTGACGCAGGCTGCATGCTTTTGCTTATCAGCTCTCCGGCCTGCCAAGACTTACTGGCATGGCTGCGACGAGGGCAGGGGCCACTCTGGGAAATCGCTCACGACGTAAGCCCAGACTACCGCGAGCACATGAGCAGCCACAAAAAGGTGCACAGGATTAACCGTAAGACGGGTCGCGATCTTTACGAATGGGTGCGAATCAAAAGCAGACAGGATCACTTGTATGATTGCGAAACATATCTGGCGGCCTTTGCCGTATATGGAAAAGTGATTCGCCCGACTGCTTCCATTGAATCAGATCCGTTGACACCTGAAGCGTCCTGATGGCCATTTCCCGCAGACTCACTCGGGCCGTCGCAACAAACTACCTGGCACAAGCCTCTGGGGTTACGGCGACCGCGCTGACCAATCTTGCAACCGACCGCAACTCGGCCATGACCGGCGCGGCCGCTGGCCGTGCTTTGATTGGCACATCGGCGGGGGGGCAATCGGCCAGCTTCCAGATCGATCTTAAACCAACCGAACGAGTTGAACTATTTCAGGCCGCAATCGATTACCTAAATGGCGTACAGGTCACACGCACCAGCGCCTCATTTTCTTACATTCTGGATAGCTGATCATGGCACAGAAACTTTCACTCGTGGCTCGGATGGGGGCAGGCATCAAAGCATTTGGCGCTGGATTCGGTGCAGGCATCAGCACATTTCAACCCTACGAAGGCGCTGGCTTTTCACGCAAACGACCAGTCATTTACGGAGCACATGCTCGCGATTCGCGGCTGGATCTGAACGAGGCCACTAGGACGGAGCTGCTAAAACTTGCTCGGCACATGTACCGCAACGTCGGACTGATTAAGGGGGCGGTGGATTCAATCGCCACCTATTCAATCGGCCCAGGGTTACGCCCACAATATCGGGGAGCAGATCAAGAATTTGGCAGACTGTGCGAGGAATACTGGCGGGACATGGTAGCACCATCGCCCGAAGTCACCGGCCGGATGACTTGGACGGATATGCTGCTGGCGCTTTCTCGATCGATCGACGTGGATGGCGACGTGTTTGTGGTGATGACGGAGAAGGGCAAGCTGCAAATCGTCGAAGGACACAGAGTTTGCGAAGGCGAGGACTACGGAACTGCCGACGGCGTGTTCCTTGGGAAACTTGGTGAACCCACCGCATACCTCGTCCAGACTGGCGAGCTATACCGCAAACTTTCCGCAGAGACCGTGATTCACCTGATGGAGCTGGAACGGCCTGATCAGATTCGCGGAGGATCCTCACTTGCCCGCGCATTAAACCACGTTCGCGATCTCAAGATGCTTGGCGAGTTTGAAAAGGACGCATTAAAATTGCAGGGATCAATCGCAGCAGTTATCACCACCGACCAGGGCGACGAGCTGGCCGGGCAGGGAGGATTCTTTGGAACCGTACAGGCGCAAGACACTGGCGAACCAACCATCGCCCGCGAGGAAATCACCAGCTCGGCCACCATTCCGCGTCTTTCACCTGGCGAAAAAATTGAGATGATTGGGCCAAACCGGCCGCACGCCGGTTTTGAACCATTCGCCAAGTTTCTGATTCGCGACGTGGCGATGGGCCTCGGTCTGCCGGTTGAGTTTGTTTATGACCCAGCAAGCGTTGGCGGTGCCGGGATGCGGTTTATTGTAGCCAAGGCGCAGCGGAGATTTGAACAACGGCAACGCTTGCTCATCGATAGATTCTGCAATCGTGCGTGGCGCTTCTTTATTGGCGGAGCGATTGCCAACGGCGATCTACCGGCTGCCGAAGATTACGCCAAGGTTACATGGCAAACGCCGAAGTCGCTGACCGTGGACGCCGGGCGCGAGGCACAGCAGGCGCGAGAGGACTATAAGGCGGGCCTATCCTCGCTACAGGACTACTTTGGGGAGTTAGGACAACACTGGGAAGAACAAGTCAAACAGATCGCAAAGGAACGTGAATTTATTGCATCTATCGGAACCGTGACGCCACAGACTGACGTTGCTGCCCCAGTGGAAGCAGTCAAAGAAGCGCCCGCAATCAATGAACCTACGCCGGTAAACCCTGAAAAGGATCCAAACGCTGGGCCGGATGCGGAACTGTCAGCAGTCGTTAAATTTGATATGCCAGATCCTACGCCCGGCGAGAACGAGGATGCGTTCATGGATCGCTGCATGACTGAGACAAGCATGAAAAAGGAATACCCAGATCAGGATAAACGGTTGATTGCATGCAAACTTCGCTTCACTTCCAAAACAGAGCTGAACATGCCAGATCCAACGCCAGGTGAAAACGTGGACGCTTTCATGGATCGTTGCATGACCGAAACAAGCATGATCAAAGAATATCCCGATCAGGACAAAAGGCAGGTGGCATGCAAGTTGCGCTTTACCTCAAAGACAGAACTAAACATGCCCGATCCAACGCTAGGCGAGAATGAGGATGCGTTTATGGATCGCTGCATGACAGATCGAGCCATGGTCAAAGATTATCCCGATCAGGATAAAAGACAGGTTGCGTGTAAACTACGTTTCACATCTAGAACAAACTTATCCGCCAAGCCGGAATCCCAAGCCTTTATTATGAAGGACGATCCTGACTTTAACCTTTCCGCTAAAGAGCTGGATATGGTGGCAAAGGCAGTTGGACTAAAAGACAAAAAGCCAAGGACTATTAGGAAAAAATAGTTGTCCGCACTAGCTCTGACCATAGGATCAGGGCATGAACAGGCTTGGTTCTAATCAGCCAGATTCAGATTCTTCCAAGTTATACTATTACGACGATACAATCAGTGTGACTAAAAGCATGGTCACTTTGGGGCATCCATATAATCAAGTGTTTAACTTGGCGACGATACATGGAGTAAGTCACGGTCGCGACAACAGCGGAGTGATTGTAAAGTTAATGTGGTTTTTGCTTGGTGCTTTTGGGCTATTGATGGGGGGCATTTTAGTTTCAGAAGATTGGATACTTACTGGGGCAATCATTTTTCTAGCATCTCTTTGGGTTGCTTGGGTGGCTTTTCGCGGATATGGCCGCCCATTTGTTGAACTAAAGTTTGGCGGACTGAATAATCAAATGCTGTATATGAAGAGAATGGATGGCGCCGAGGCTTTGGCCGTAGCCATAAAAATGGCCATGCATGACCTAAACACACCGCCGGATCCTGGGCAATCCGTCCAACTTTCACCTATCTTTCCTGATCCAGTTTTAAGCCGAAACTGATTTGACACCCGTTGGCCAGCATGGCCAACAAACTTTCCAACGTATCCATCTTAACGGTAGGCGAGGCCAAGGGGCACAACCTACTGATCGACCAAACCTCGCTAGAGCAAGCGCTGGCCGTGGCGCTCACCATGAAACGCATCAAAGTAACTATGGGTCACGGGGCAGAAGTTTCTGGGATCCTCGGTTATATCGACGGATTTAAGATCGAGGGCGATCGCCTAATGGGTGATCTGACTTTGTTCAACACAAACGAGGCGCAATTTGTTCAGCACTTGGCTCAGGTGTTGCCGGAGGGATTTGGGCTATCGCTTACGTTCAGCGGAGTACCCGAACAGATTGCTGGCAATCGTTTCGCCAGGGTAACTGAAATTTACGATATCAGCGTAGTTAGCACGCCAGCCGCAAACCCAGCGGGAATGTTTTCTGCTTTTACAGCAGTTGACATGAAAAAACTTCAAATGATCGAAGCACCTGTCGAAGTCAAAAAAGAGCTGAGCGAGCCTGCCGTTGTGGCAGCTCCCGCGCCTGAAGCTCCCGCCGTTGCAACTCCCGCAGTTGTCGAAGCGCCTAAAGCCGAACTGGCTGAAGTGCCCGCCGACAAGCCTGCTGAAAAAATGGCTGAGCCTACTCTCACGGACGTTGTCGGAATGTTGACCGCTCTGTCTGAAAAAATGGATTCGATGATCGCTCTTCAAAAAGCAGATATTGCCGGAGAACAAGGCGAAGAGGCGGGCGAAGCTCCTGCAGCTCCCGCCGCTGCCGTCGAAGACATGGCCAAGCCTTATGGAATGAGCGCCAAGTCCGACGAAAAGGCCGACGACAAGGCCGTGACAACTTTGGAGAAAGCCAAGGCCGACGCTGCTGGCGCAGTGGCGGTTCCCGCTGAATCGAGCCAACCGCTCGGCCGGGCAGAAATCCTCAATCAATTCAACGCGGAAAAGAATCCGGCCCGTCGGTCGGAACTACTCCGCAAACTCGGACTGTAATCCAGTCCACTAGGAGAACACTACAATGGCCAATACAATCGGAACAACGAATGCCAATGTAATCGCTCAGAGGGCTCTGGAAATCCTCGTGGCAGATTACAGCTTCCTCAGAAACTCCGTCACGGATTTCAGCAGTGAAGCGGCTAAGTACAACGCATCAATCTACACCCACCGCATCTCTGCGACGACCGCCCAGGACTATTCCCAGGCTAATGGTTACGTAGCGACCGCGACAACCCAGACCGACGTTCAAATCACTCTGAACAAGTTCAAACACGTTTCGTATTCGGTGGACGATCAGGAACGGACAAGCTCCAACATTAACCTGATTGAACGGTTCGCCGGTGCGGCCGCTCACGCTCTTGGTTTGCAGATGGTTGGCGACTTGCTCACGCTTGTCACCTCCACCAGCTTCACCAGCGCACTGACGGTTGCTTCGTCATCTTTCAGCTACGCCTCCGTGGTGTCGGCTGGAATCACCCTCAACAACGCAAACGTGCCTCAACACGATCGGTACGCAGTTCTGGCTCCCTCCTTCTATGGCCGTCTCTTGAATGATTCGACCATCGTTGCAAATGCTCAGATCAGCGGCGAACAATCCCGCACGGCCGGAATCGGCTCGGTTGCAGGATTTAACGTCAACATGTACAGCGCGGTGCCCGCAAACGGAATCACCCTTGGCGGATTCTTCGCCCAGCGTGAAGCGTTGCTGATCGCAGCTCGCGTTCCTGAAGTTCCGACTGGCGTTCCAATCCCCGGAGATATCTCTGTGGTGACCGAACCCCGCACCGGACTTTCTGTCATGGTTCGGGAGAGCTATGACGTCCGACTCGGACTCCTGCAACGCACCTACGCGCTGATCTACGGCGTGAAGGCTGGCGAGACAAACAGCCTCGTGCGTATCAACGGTAGCTAATTCACTCGGGGAGGGCGGTGGGCTGAAAGGCTCACCGCCCTTTCCACTTTAAGAAATCCTCAAATGTCTGAATTTACTGAATGTCTGAAGGAAAGTCTGGCGGCTCTTTACACCCAGACCGGCACAGCGGCCACTATCGGATCGACAAGCGTCACGGGGATTTTGTCTACAATCAGCCGTAAGGAAAACGTGGATCTTGGCGGATATGATCTGGATCTAAATTCTACGTTCACGATCAACCTTTCAAACTTGGCCACCGCGCCAACGATCGGATCTATTTTGCGGGCAAACTCAGTCAGTTATCGCGTGGCATCTATCGACACTTCCGTGGGTAGTTACGTGCTTGGATTGCGAGAGGTTTAACCGTGGCCACTCGAAATCCTAAAATTTCAATTTACATGATCGCTGGGCACGAGGCGCAATTTATTGACCGCTGCCTTACTGCCTTCAAGCCATACTGCGACGAGCTTGTGGTATGCATCGCGCAGGGTGGCAAGCCTGACGACGGCACGCGAGCCATCGCTGAAAAGTCAGGCGCAAAGATTGTCGAGTACCATAACGCATCGGCAGGGGCGACCTGGCCACACGTAGATAACTTTGCAGTCGCACGCAACACAGCTCTGGATGCCTGCACTGGCGACTATGCGGTCTGGGTCGATTGCGACGACTTGCCACATAGAGACCTCAAAAACGCAATTAAAAGGGCTGTGGAAGCGTTTGAACAGAATCCTAGGCTTGGCATCTATGCAGGCGTTTACGCTGTTTTAAACGCCAAACTTGCCCCAGTACGCGAGCGTATGGTGAGGCGCATAGACGGCGTATGGTCTGGAAAGTGGCATTATGCCGTTCACGAGGCGCTGTTGCCTAATGCTGGACTAGAATCTGTGGGCGAGCAGGCAGTCTGGGTGGAACATCACCCCGGAGGGTACAAGGCAAACAGCGCAGATCGCAATCTCCGCATCCTAAAAGCACAGCTCAGCGAGGCGGGTAAGTACGCTTACTACTACCAGCAGGAACTTTATCTTGGTAATCGCAGGGCCGAATCTGAGCCATGGTCGCATGTGGCGGCCGTTTGGCCAGGGCAGGAGCCAACCTTGGCTTACGAGGCCGCCTGCAATCAGGCCACGGCCACTACCGATCGTGCCGCTAGGATCGGCCTATATCAAAAGGCTCATCAGATGAACCCTGGGCGGAGAGAGGCGATTTACTTTTTAGCCAGGGAAGAGGCGAGCGTGGGGGCATGGCTGCAAGCCTATCACCTTCTAAAATCGGCCATGGTTCAGCCGGATCCTGGCGTAAAGATCTGGAATGCTCAGCGTACCGTATATGACTTTGAGTGCATCGATCTTTATCTTGCGGCATGCAAGGCTGTGGGCGATACCGCCGAGGCAGAAAAGATCGAGAACATGTGGCGGGCACAGAAGCCGGTGAAGATCAGCGTATGCCACGCCACTCGCGGCAGGCCACAGGAAGCTATCAACGCCCGCATCTTGTGGATGAAAAAGGCGGCAGATCCAGCCTCAGTTGAGTGGATATTCTCATGCGATGATGACGACGATAAGGCCGAGCCTCTAAAAAACTGGAACTTAATCAAAGGCAAGGGCGACTGCGTGGCGGCTTGGAATCGTGCGGCTGCTGTCGCCCGTGGGGATATCATCATACAAGGATCCGACGATTGGGATCCTCCTCTACACTGGGACAAAATAATCACCGACAGGATCGGCGATACTAGTAAGCCGAAGGTGTTGGCCATATCTGACGGACATCGCAAAGACGATCTGCTGTGCATGGCAATCCTAACAAAAGCTCGGCTGCAAGATCAGGGTGCCATGTTTGCCGCTGAGTACGACGCATGCTCCGGCATTTTTAGCGACAACGAGTTTTCAAAAAGAGCCGCACACGACGGCGTGATCATTCCCGCCAAGGACGTCGTATTTACCCACAATAATCCGCTATTCACGGGCGCAGCGCAGGATGCGGAATTTAAACGCCACAACGCAAAAGAAAATTACGAGCTGGGCGAGAAGATATTCAAGGAGCGGAATCCGTGATCTACGAATACAAGGGCAAGCTGTATCCAGATTATATTAAGAACGGAAATGCATGCGCTCACGTACTTCCATTTGCTCAACATTTTTGCCGGGGTAATGGGCTGGATATTGGTGGCACTAAAGATTGGCACTTACCTGGCGCTACTGTGGTCAACATTGACCAACCAGACGGCCACGACGCACTTAATTTACCAGACGGAAAATATGATTTTATTTTCTCGTCTCACACCCTTGAGCACGTTGAAAGATATGTTGATGCGTTAGAGCATTGGAAAACACGTCTCAAATATGGCGGAATTTTGTTTATGTATTTGCCTCATCCAGACATGGAATACTGGCGCCCACAAAACAATCGCAAGCACGCCCATTTATTTCACCCAGAGGATATGACAAAGACGTTGGCCGATCTTGGGTTCAAACAAATCCTGTGCAGTGAGCGGGATCTATATTGGTCGTTTGCCATAGTCGGATTTAATAATTGAAAACGATTGTCTATCATCAGCGCCTTGGGGATATCATTAACTGCTTCCCAGCAGCCCGTCACTTTGCCAGTCAAGGCGAGCAAGTGTTGATCGAATGTTTGCCACAGTACGCATCAGCTTTGGATCTCATCAGTTATGCAAAATGGGTGGGGCCAGGTGAAGGCGAAGGTGAAATATTAGACTTTCAGATATGGCCTGAACGGTACAACGAATACCGAAACAGCGGGCAAAGCTACGTCGACTTTATGTATAGCCATCCAGCTCTTGTCGGAGTGGACAGGAAGATTGTTTTGGATTGCATTCCAGACGACTTGCCATCCGGTTTGCCTGATCAATACAACCTTCTGGCTCCGTTAGGCATTAGCCAGGGCTGGAATTATCCAACCTTGGATATTCTACAAAAAGCGGAAGAGTTGATGGGCGATTATGTGATTATGTGCGAGAGCCAATACTACTTCCACAAAAAACACTGGACGGCTCAATCAGTTGTCGAAATGGCGCAAGCCATTAAGCACGCTGACAAGTTTATGACAATTAACTCGGCTTCGGTCGTACTAGCGTCTGCTTTACGTAAAGATCGTCCGACCTACTTCCTGCCACAGAAAGAACGATGGGCGCAGGACAACGTTGCCTCATGGCCTAGCCGCGTTGACGTGGAGCTGTAACCATGGCCGCCGTCACCATGCTCGATCGTCTAATTGAAGCCGCTTTTCAAGAGCTTCTATCCGCCACAGTTACCGGGCCGACGTATCACTTGTCGCACGATAAAACGGAGAATGTGCCACCATCTATTGTCATAAAGGCGACGCTAGGGACAGAGGAGCCGGTGCAAGGATCTGGCGTGTTTAGCGTTCCAGTTGAAATAGTTGTTAATGATAGATATGACGACACTACCGTGGATGCTCACACTCAAAAATGCTCCAAAGTTCTACAGGCTTTCTTTGACTCAAGCTCGCTTGCAAATAAATTAAACTCTACGACATCCATCGAATCTGCCCGATGCTATAACGCTAAGTTGGACTCAATAGAGCCAGAAGCCGATGATGAGGAGAGAACGATGCGGCGCACCTACAAACTGGCAGTCATCGCGTATCCTAATTCTATTGCAAGTTGACACAAAATTTAAGGCAATATGGCAGCCACAACAATCGGAACTTCTGGCCTACAATTCGGCATCTCTGCGGAATCTGGCGGCCTCGTGCAATCTTTCACAGAAACCCGCAACGTCGAACGTGCGGAAGTTAGGAATCAAAGCGGTGAGGTAGTCGGTGCTGCCATGTATAACCCGACTGATACCTTTGCCTTCTCCACAACCATCACGGGCACCTACGCTACTACGGCTGGCGCTGTTCTAACCACGCTTGCTAACGCTGCCAGCACCGGCGGAAAGATCATCGTGGACAGCGTCACAACGAATCGCGCTTCTGACGGATTTGTCACGGTGGACGTCTCTGCGACTCGCTTCCCTAACATGAGCTAACCCGCTCCGGCGGGTTTATGAAATCCTAAAATGATCGATAGCTTTTGGGGAACGACAAACATTAAGGTGGCAGCGGCCGCTTCCGCTTTCGGCGCCAAGTTGCGTCCAATGGATCCAGTCACTTGCATTGTAAAAGAGGATGGCCATCGCCAGTTTACTTTTTGGTTCACCATATCTGAAGGCGAAGAGGCAAAAGCTGAAATGGAACGCACCTGGGCGGAAATGAAATCAGATGCGGAATCGCCTATTCGATACGTAAGGGCAGCCCTTGAAAACCGAGAAACTCTGCTCGGCCTAATGAAGCGGGCCGAACCCATCATATCGATTCAACGTGGCGGGCAGACGCTTCTAGTCAGCGAGCGAGCCAGCCCAGAGCTGAAACGGGCGATGCTAAAGAAACTATGAGCGAAGAGAATCTGTTGCAGGAGCTGGATCAGGCATTCATATCGCCAGACAGATATTTCAAAGATCAGAAACTGGCGCCGTATACCGAGGGCAGTCGCTTGCTGATGATTCAAATCCGTAACGAAAACGACAGCCCTATATTTTTCGTCTACGCATTTATCTATCTGCACATCTTGCTGGCAAAGAGTAGGAAAGAAGCAATCAAGTTGGCGTGGGATCAGGATGCTTTCAGGGAAAAGCTGATGGAATGGTCGGAGAAATTGGGCGAAGAGGATCGGGATACCGCTAGCCTACTGGTCGCCAATATCCTAAATGAGTCCAACAAATCTAAGGTAAACGTAATCCCATCCGGCGTGCCACAGCCGCCGGGAAACGGGTAACGCCAGGCGGAACCGCCGCGTGCGTGTTCGTCCTGGCAAAAGAAACCGGGTGGCCACTGATGACGATTCTCTGGGAAGTTCCGCTACACATCATCCATCAAGCTGAACACGTTTTTATGTATATGAACGGAGCAAAGTTGCGACGGCCGTATGCCGTCGTGGGCACAGATCTCCGTGACATGGAGAAAGCCTTGGGACTATGAGCGCCAGCCTTACCGTAAATCCGATCAAACTTCAGCAGGCATTTAAAGCCTTTGCTGGAAACATGAAGATCGAAGCCGCCAAGGAAATGCGAATTCAGGCTCGTTCGCTTTGCGTTAGCCTTGCCAATTCCACTCAACCATTCGGTCTAAATGCAAAGGCCAAGGCCATAGGCGAGAAGGCTGTGACGCGGGATATCGATCGAGTTTACAAGTCAGCACCCACGGCCGTGCGTGAAATAGGATCGTTGCCATTAGCAAAAGGAAAGACGGCAACACAAAATGCCAAGCAGGCCGCAGCTGCGTTGGCCGCGCTTGTCCTGGGCAAATCATTCAACAAAGGCAAGAAAGGCGTCGCTGCAAAAAGCGAGGCGCAAGCTTTGATCGATCGCGTAAACTATAAGCCTTACGTTTACACTAGGATCGGCGATTTTGATAAAGGCAGCGCACATGAAAATGCTAGGTTTGGAAAGAATCGACGAGTGCCAAAAAATCAATTTGTACGCCAGATCGTCACAAAGGAAACCGAACTGGCCAGATACTTTAAGCAAAAGCGTGGAAACGTAGGTATCGCAAAATCCGGCTGGGCCGTCTGTGCCGGGATCCTTGGCGGATTCAGGGGCATACCAAAATGGGTATATCGTCATACTGGCGGCGGCCGCGTTGAGGATAGGTCGCTAACAAAAGCAGGCGTTTTTTCAAAGCCCTACATCTCAATGACAAACACGATCCCATGGATATCAAACGTCATCAGCAAATCTACCGTCCAAAAATCCATTGACATACAAGTAGTAAAAATGATCAAACGCCTTTCTATCATCGCTGCTTATCAAAGCAAAAAGGCTGGTCTATAATGGACGCAGTCGCCACAGCCAAACTCGCCTTAGACGCATCCGGCTTTGATCGTGGCCTGACGGCTGCTCAATCATCAGTTAGAAAGTTCTCAAAAGAGATAGGCGGCATGATTGCAGGGGCGTTTGCTTTTGATAAAATTATTCAAGGTTTTTCCAGCGCGATTGAGAAGGGTGATCAGTTGCAGGATCTTGCCAATCGTTTTGGTCTGGCTGCAAGCGGACTTCAAGAAATAGGAAACGCTGCCAGTTTGTCTGGATCTGGAATAGACGACGTAGCCAAATCAATGAACAAGCTGGCCATAAATGCTGGCAAAGCGATTGGTGGAGACACTGGAATGGTCAAGGCTTTTGAAAACATAGGCTTGAGCGTTCAGGATTTAAAAAGCATGTCGCCAGAAGATTTGTTTTTTGCGCTAAGCCGATCCATTCAAAACACCCAAGATCCATTAGTGGCTTTTGCAAAAGCGCAAGATGTTGCAGGGAAAAGCGTCACATCCTTATTGGAAACTCTTAGGATGGGCCCAGATGAAATAGCAAAACTAGGAAACGCCATGGGAGTTTGGTCGAATGAGGAAATACAAAGCCTTGCAGATGCGTCGGATTCTTTAAAAATATTCCAAAACACTTTCACCAAAATTTTTGGTCAACTTGCCTCGTATATAAATCCAGTCATTTTAAGTTTTCAGCAATT